GTAACGATACCAAGGGCTTACACCTATGAGGACTTGGCGAGAAAGAAATATAAGACTTTGCCTCTGAAAGGGGGATGGAAAGAACACTTAGGAGAGATAGAGCGAGCGGGAAGTATCCTTATCTATGGGGATTCGGGACATGGAAAGAGTACCTATGCGCTGCAATTGATGAAGGAATTATGCCAGGGAGAAAAGGTGCTATACAACTCTTTGGAAGAGTGCGGAAGCCTTTCGCTACTTACTAACTTGGAGCGTACAGGGCTTAAACAGTACAAAAATAGATATTTGGTGTGTGGAGAGCCTTTGGACAAACTTATACAACGCCTTAGTCGCCCACAACAACCTAAGATAGTATTTATAGACAGCGTGCAGGCTTGTTTTAGAGGACAAAAGGCGGCAGCTTATCACGAACTTATTCGGCAATTTCCTCAAACCCTCTTTATCGGAATTTCACAAATGAGTAAGGGAATGCCCAAGGGAGCTGTAGCGGAGGAGTTTTATTGGTTTTGCCAAAATAGAGTATTAGTGAAAGACTTCAAGGCCTATATTGATAAGACACGAACAGGGGGAAATGAGTTGGAACCCTACATCATCTCCGAAAGCAAAGCAGGGGAAAGAGAGTTAAAAATGATTAGATAATAAAATATGGGAACTATAGAGAAACAAAAGACATTTAGGCATTGCCTGCTGTACTACTTAGATTGCAGTTATAGGCAATATGAAGCACTCAGACATGCATATTTCCTTGCATGGTGCCAAAAAGTGAACGAGCAAAAACGAATAGTAAGGAGGTTAGAGGACCTAACAAATAATGACTATCTCAATAATTGGTATGATGATCAGTGGCACTACTTGGTAGAGTGTAGTATAGAGCGATATTATGGCAAGGCACTCAGAGAGGGCGTCTTTGATAAGGCAGATGTAGAGCTAATGATAATGCTCTCAGCAGAGGACATAAACCATATATATCCAAAAACTCTGTTACAATTTATAAGTAATTCACGAGCAAGTATATAAGTAATAGTATAGATAATAATAGTACAATGAAACAGCTATATACAGAAGTGCTAAGGCTTGACAACTTCTTACAAGCCTTATCAGAATCAGAGCGAACAATGATACACCAGTATCATGCGGGTTACAGAACAAGTGTACCAATAGTGGTACTGACCATTTACGAATGGATACGAGAAAACAACTGGGAATCTCCTTATATCAGATACGATCAGGACAGGGTGCTGATGTGGTACAACGAAGCCAAAAAGGGATGGGAACCGATAGAGACAAACAAATTATATAAGGCAAAAGTAGAACGATAATTTTTAAACAGATAAAAAATGAAAATTATTAAAGATTTAAGCGTAACAGTAACCTACACAGTAGGTATTGGGGATGTAGAAGTCCCCGATAAGGTTTTTGAGCAATTAGATAAAATGGCAAAATATGGAATTACTATTGGACTTGGCGACTCTGATGAGTATGAAGAAGTTTTTGGATGGCTAATAGACAACATAAGGGAAGATGATGCCACGGATTGGGAATATGAGGTAGAAATAGACGAATAATAACAATTAAAAAAGATAATAAAATGAGTGTAGATTTATCACAGATGAGTGCAGAGGACTTAAAGAAGTTACAAGAGCAACTCAAAGAGAAGCAAAGAGCAGAGAAATTAGCCAAACAACAGAGCAGACAGACACTTTTGGAGCTTGAAGCAGAATTGGTAGATGATAACATTGGGTTCTGCCTTTCGCAACGGGAGGATGTAGAGGATTTGGTAGCGAAACTCTTCCAAGAGGCGAAGACTATCATAGCTCTCCGTGCCGAGCTATACGGCACTCAGAAAGAGGAACAGGATTCGCATACCTTTACCAAAGCAGATGGGTCGGCGAGTATCCGTATAGGTTGGAATGTACGCCCCGCCTTTAATGGTACAGAGAGCGAAGGACTTAAGAAGATAAAAACCTATATGTCGTCCTTGGCGGGAGATACTGAAAAAGAAAAACTCCTATTGGAGTTCCTTAATACAGCATTAAGGACAGATGCACAAGGGAACCTAAACCCACGAGAGGTGCGCAAGTTAGGCACGCTAAGGCAAAAGGCTAACAGTGCCCTCTTTAATGAGGGTATGGAGATCATAGAGAACGCCATCGTAGATATACGTACGAGTATGTATATACGTGGGTATAAGTTGGTCAAATTTGAGAATGGTATAGAAAAAAGAGTAAACTTCAACTTCTCTATTGATTAGTGGTAAGCCACTGCGGACGATTATTAGATACCCTGACCTTAGCGTGTCGTTGGTATTAAGGGGACGCCCATAAGAGACCCCCTAAGGCAGGGTTTTAAATAACCTTTAAAAACAATTTAAAATGAAAGAAAAACCAACACATTACTATTGCTTTTTTGGCAATGGCACACAAACAAAAAATAAGTTACAAGCTGAATTTTCCGAATTTCTAAGAGGAATGGAAGGAGAATTATATCAAGCCGCTAATTTAGATGTAATAAAGAGATACATCATTGAAAAAGCCAAAGAGTTAAACAAAAAGTACCCCCGATGTAAGGCTTTAGAAGTTTCTTTTAAACAATACTCAAAAGAGAATTACATTCACTATCTATGTGGTATTGAGTTTAATGCATTTCGACTAATTCCTGCTTATCTTATTGAACTTGAAAACGATTTAAAATGATTAGCACACGACAACTAAAAATCCTGCAAAGCTTCTTAAGTAAGAGGTTTGGGGATAGAGAGGAACGAATGGCATTCTTATCGGGGTTTGTAGGAAGGGGGCTTGCTACAAGCAAAGAGCTGAAAGAGATAGAAGCCTTTGAAATATTAGACTACTTAGGCTATAACTATAGCTTTGCAGCACATTTCGACAGCCATAATATGCAACACCTTAGCTTGTTGGCTAAGTGCCACGAATTGGGTTGGGTTCAGGTCGATAATCCAAGGATCCCCGACCTTCAACGATTGGGTAAGTTTATGCTAAGTAAGAGGTGCCCTGTACAAAAGCCATTAATGGAAATGACTACTAAGGAAGTCAGTAAGGTAATAGGAGCGTTAGAGAAGGTAATTGAGAAACGATACTTGAAAACATCCCCCTCCCCCCTTCAAAGGGGGAATGAGTGCCCTCACAAGCACCAAGTATTACGCACGATAGGAGGGCATTGTACAGTAGAGATGACTGCTGTGTTTTGCCAAGATTGTGGAATGCAACTCAGTGAAGCAGAAATAGAAGTATAACAATATAAAAATGGATAAAAAAGAAGTAATAGAGGAGTTTAAAAAAATTATCATAGCTCTTAAAGAAGTCAAAAAGAATACTATTTTAGCCAAAGGTATAATGAATCGTATCTTTTTAGATATTCCTGATGGAATAGTAGCCGATAAAGATGTAGAGCCCTTTGTTAAAGAGATAACAGAGTTAATAGAAAGAATAACTACCTTATGGTCAGATAATTAAATTTCGGAAAATGACATATATAGTAACCATACGCAGTTGTGCAGTAGTCATGAAACTGACCTATAAAGGTGGTAAATTCTCTAAGTTAGAGATAAAGAAGGGCACATTGGATGGAGAATATCTCAAACAAATAGGCCTGCTTATTCCGCCATTAGAGAGTCTCATAGAAGAGTGGCAGGGCAGGTGGGGAGATAGAGTTACCTACCGAGAAGAAGAGGCGAACCCACCGAGCTTATACGCCTTGTTTTTGGACGAGTGGTTTGCCTTCTATCATAGACAATTTGGTTTGTCCCCAAAATTCACGGGTGCGGACGGCAAGGCGCTCAAGCAAATCATCACCTACCTAACAAGTAACTCTGCCGACGAGGAGGAAGCCCTCGCCACTTGGCTGTATTTATTGCAACACTGGGGGAAGTTGGACGAGTTCCACCAACGGAACACCGATTTGAAATATATCAATTCACAATTAAACAAGATATTACAAAATGCAAAACGAGGTAATAGTAAGGCAAAATCAAGCGTTAGCAACGATTTCAAACGAGAAGTTCTTAGAGGTCTATTCTCCGAATAACTGTCTGATGCACAGTACGGGAATTAAGGGAGTGAGTGATGCTTTGAGTAGACAGACCCTGAGCTTAGTTCAGATAAAGAAAAGTAAAGGAGAGGCATTTCTAAGGAGCTATATTAGCCTATGGCTGATCTACCTCAATGAGTTATTGAACCTGAATAAGCCTCTTACAGAGGCGCAGATACGGCTATGTGCCGAGCAGATCATAGCAGAGTATCATCACCTGAAGATATCGGAGTTATCGCTTATCTTCAAGAGAATTGTATCGGGCGAGTGTGGCGAGCTGTATGAGCGTATCAGTATGCCGAAAGTAATGAGTATCTTCCGCAAGTATGACCAGGAGCGCACTGAGGTAGTTGTCACCCAAAACCAACAAGCCCACGAACAATTCCGCTACCAAGAGAATCGCACGGAGAGTTATGACGATGATCTGGAGAGGCTTTGTAAAAAGATGAGGAAGTTTTGATGTGTCATTTTTATATTTTAATTAGAGAACACCCGCTAAAATCCAATTTGGAAATAAGCGGGTGTTTTTTTAATTTTGCGGTCTAAAACCTATATTTATGCAAACCTATACCCTACAGCGAAAAGAACGACTAAAACAACGTAATGAGTGTGTGCGAAAGCTCTTTGAGAGCCTTAGTGGTCGTCACCCCCAATGGAGAGCGGAAGCTATTATAGCAGAAGTAGCTGCGCAGATGTATCTTTCCCCTCGTACGGTGGAGGCAATAGTTTTCTATGAAGGTATCTATGCGGAAAAATAATTGAAAAAAGTTTTGGTAGTTAAAAAAATAGTTGTACTTTTGCAGTGCAATTCTGCGGATTTGCGATACCTTTGGGGCAATCATTTCTCATAATGATTGCCCCTTAGTGTTTTTAAAAGATACGCTCTAAAGTACCATTCCTCAATACCCACACTTCACTAATTATTTGCCCTGATTTTATACGCTCTTCGATTGTTCGTATAACAGAATCATAATCACAAGGGGTATAATCTATAACTACCTTATCAGACTGTTTTATACCTTTACCTAACATATGGGTAGCCTTTTTAAAGGCTTCTTTAAAGGAAAGCGTATTTGCATCGCCTAAAAATCCTTCGTGCTCATAGAACTTATTTCCTACTTTAAAGTCGGGACATTTACCCCAATAAGGGGTTCCTTGCAAATCGGCATAAAGTTGCTGATAGAGCTCATTTCGTAGAGGTGAATTAAATCTTGGTAGTATGATTGTTTCTTTTCCCTGCTTAGCGAAAAATTCGCAACAGTTATATACACGTTCATAGTCTGACCCCTCCGTATTTACAAGGTTAGAAATAGTAATCTTTCCTCCATTAGGATATTCTTTTACCACCTTCTCAATATAGTGTTCTCCGAGCTTTTCCAATCGTTTTTCCACTTGCTTTTCTACCTCTTTAATGGCTTTTTCACTCATTCCTTTGGTATAGGGTATTACAGGAAATATCTCCCCCGAAAGAGCAGGGTTATTAGCAAAGGCTTCTTTTATGGGTACCTCTTCTGTACGTACTCCTTCTGTTACTGGACCAGCAGTAGGCTCTACGTAGCAACGGCAACCCCAATCATTAGGGGGTAGGTGTGTTTTCCAAAAAGAATGTTCTACGGGTAGCGTAAGTCCGTCCCAAGCG